TTTTTCTGAGTTCCTTGGGCTGTTTCCAAAAACTCATAGTAAGCTTCCATGAATGAAACGAATAATGGATATTCGTCATTAACGTATTCGGGTACTTGTTGCGAAACAAGTAGAGATGTTTTTAAATCAGACATTTAATTAACTAGAAGCTTTGACTAATTCAATCGTGATAGCAGTAGGATCTGTTTCATCAATTGTGATGATTGTATTTCGAACAGTCTCGACAATAGTTTTTTCTGACTCTATAGCAATTCGAATATACCCATCTGCTGAATCTACAGATAGAATATTGATATCATAAATTTTAATAATACCATTATCATAATCAATAAATCCAACATTATCATCAACAATTTGTCTTTCAGCATTTGAATCATAGTAGATGGTTCTTATTGTACCAATTCTACCATCAATAACAGCAACGCCAGTTGCACCATAACCACTACCACCGGAAATAGTCACAAGAGCTCTTGTGTATCCTATACCTCTTTTTACCATATTAATTGTTTGAATGCGGCCATTTAAAAGAACAGCTTCCGCTTCTGCTCCGGATCCATCACCAACAATCGTTACTGTGGGTGCAGTAACATATCCAGAACCAGCGTCTGTTAATTGTATAGAGTTAACTCCAGAATATGCTTGTTCAATTTCATCAAAGACCACAGTACGTTCTACACCACTTGTATCGTAAACATTAAATGATGTTGATGTAAGTTTGTTTGTGATTGTTCCACGATGCAATGGTGCATTGTAGTTGATTGTATAATTTTTACTTTGATTTAAAATTGGCAGTAATCTTTTCTGTAAACGCACAATAGTTTCAGAACCGATAATAGAATTTAAACTTACCGCATTAATAGCTTCTTGTAATTTTGAAAGAATAAATCTAGTCGCAAATTTATCTAGATTTGCATTCTTATAATTTACAATTGCATTAGTGATATTTGTTTTAATAGCATTTTCACTTAATGTAGTTCTTTTTGGATCATACTGAATGTAATTACTTACCAATAGATACAAGTATTCTGGATCTGCAAATTGAGTTTGAACTGAGACAATAGATTTTGGTGATATAATATCATTCAAAATTCTTTGTTTTTCAAATTGCGAAAGATAATATCCTTGTTTTGGCTTAATCGAAACAAAAACTTTACCATAGACTGGTGGTATTTGATCTTCACCACCCCATACTGAAATTGAACTCAGTTGTGGATAGTTTCTTGTGATATAAGATTCATAATCTTTAAATGTTACCAATCTATTTTGTGTTGCAAATTGAGAAGATGCATTGTATTTAATTTCACTAACAGTTTCTCTACCCGCACCACCAGAAGCTACACTAGCAGTATTAACTGTTATTGTATATGTGCCACCAAGATCACTACCTACAGTAAATGCAGATGCTTTATTGGCTAATGAACCAGATGTTGACAAGTAAGTTACTGTGACTACTGCACCATCGTTAATTTTTTTACCAATATATCCATCACCAAAATATATTTTATATTTACCAGATTTAGATTCTTGTAAGAAATAAATTTCTGATTGTGCGGTAACATCTAAAACATCTCGCACAGAGTTGTAAATTGTGACTTGTGAATTTCCAGAAGATGGCCTAACAGTTACGCTAAGTGTATTAGTATCAATATTGGCATCCGGAATCTCAAATATACTTTTTGGATTAGAGTTGTCAGATTGAGTAAAAGAATAGGTAGTAAATTCACCTTCTTTTATTTCCAAATTTTCAAAGAAGTATTGTGTTCCAGATTTAGTAACAGTTGCATCAGCCATTACATTAAAAATGTAAGAATTATTGTCAATAGTTTCAGATAGAAATCTAAAACCTTTTGGTATTGTTAAAGTATCTACAACAGAACTACCAGATTCAATAGTGACATTTATTGCCGCAGTGGCCGCAGTTTTGGAATATGGAACATAACCCAAAGTCTTTGCATGTGATACTACAGAATCTCTTAACAATGCCGTATCTAAAAACGACTCATTTGCCACCATGTTTAAATAGTAAGCATTGTAGTGTGTATTGTATGCTAGAAGATTAATTAGAACATTAAGACCAGAGCCTTCAAAATCATAATCTTGAAATTCGGACTGTTGTTGTAAATATGATTTTAAGTTGGTCTTGATCGTGTCAAAATCAAGTTCTGCAACCTGTAAACGATTATCTGCCATTTATCTAACTCGATCTAAGAAAAATTTGATTGTTACTGGATTAGTTGAATTGATTACTTTAAATACCATTTCAACATCATAACGATTATCATCATAATTTAATTTTATATTCACAGTTTTCACACTAGCTCTAGGCTCAAAATTGTTAATAACTTCAGTCAACTCTCTTTCAAGTAGAGTAGCTGTAACTGAATCTAATGGTTCAAATAACAATTTGTGTAGATTTGAACCAATATCTGGTTGAAATGGCACCTCATAATGTTTTGTTGACACTAAATTCTTGACAGAGTTAACTACTGCCATTTCTCCCACGTGCTTATTAATGTCTTTTCGGACCGGATGAATCTTAAAATTCAGATCCAAATCTTGGAATTTTCTTGTGGTTTGTGTTGATACTGTTGCCATTTTATATTTATGTTACTGGTTAGCAAGCCTGGATTTTAATTTATCAGTTCCAATGAGATTTTGAACTAAATTGTCCTCAGATGCTCCCAAATTTGAATATCTGCGTATAGTTTTAGCTTCATTAACCAATTCATTGGACTTAGTATAAAAATTCTCATCATGTATTCGCCTATCACGGATCAAAGTAATTAAACTATTTGCCACAGTAGCAATAGTATTTACCGCAACATAACTCAAATTTGAAGTCCTGATTGTATAGATGTTGTCTGGTGGAGTACCGCCTTGACTTTCAGATACACTTGCATTAATTGTATTTGCATATGTAACAATAATATTAGCATAGTCATAAATTGTGTTAGCTACCAAAAGGCTTGTAAAACTGCCCAACATAGGAGCATTATCTTCTCGACCATCAACTTGAAATATCAAATATGTTAATGCTCGACCAACTTGCATAGCTTGCTCAAGACATGGTTTATTTGCTGCATCTGTATTTGCAGTAATTGGAACTACGCCTGAAATCCTATATGTGTGAGCTAAAAATTCTTCCATTTGGCCAGTATAATGTGTAGTTACAATAGGTGGCGCTTCAGCACTTCCTGTTGTAACATTGTAACCAGCAATAGCTTTCAAGTCTGTATTAATTGTAGTCCACAATGCGGTCAAATTACCAGAACCCTCCAACGAATTTGTAACAGTAATTAATGTGTTGGAAGAACTCCAAATTATATTACATGAATTTGCTAGAGGGTTTTTATAATAACCATTACTATCATCATTTATCAAATCATCTTTCATCCATTGATTTGGAACCAAAGCTGGAGCCGTATTCAATTGTTGAATAGCTGTATTTGGTAATGTGGTTATTGTACCACTATTATCTGTAAAATTAAAACCTGTTCTATCAAAAAGAGTTGCCATAATATATCCTTAAATCATTTTTGGAATTGGTGGACCTGTAGGTCCTTTGAAACCTATATGGAAGTGACAATTGTGAAGTGCCGTATTTACTGTATCGGTCATCAATACAGCATCCATCAAACCAAAAGTTCCTAATGGAGCCGCCATAGAAAGTAAAGCTGTTACTGTAGTCGCAGAAAATATACCCAAAGGTGGTGTTGGTAATCTACCTTTAAGTGGATCACCCGGATCACCAACACCACAAGAGAGACCAGCTCTAGCATCAACCCTAACAGCACCAATTGAAAGTGCTTCTAAATGTCCATCAACTTCCAAATCACCAGTTATAAGCAAGTGATCGCCTGTCTTTATATGTAGTGAACCACCAGATACGTCACCGCCAGCACCGACTGTCATATCATCTGCTGATAGTATTGATCCTTCACCTTTGACAACCACATTATAATCACCTTTGACAATCATATTATAATCACCATCAATGATTTCTTTTTTATCACCTTTAACGTGTAAAAGAGAGTCGCCTTCAATTGTAATGTTACATACACCTTTAATCAGTACATTTTTATTCTTAGTAATAATTTCATATCCATTACCATAAATTTTATGTACTTCATCACCATTTGGATGCATTTCAATAAATGTTCCAGAAC